TGAACAATTTAGAAATCTACAAAACGCAGGAAGTGACAGATTTCCTACAACAAATAGTGTAAGTCTCAACAAAGAACTAGGAAAAGTAAGTACGGCAGTACAAGATGATGGTGGTCTATATTCAGACGCAACTTTATTTGTATTATCAAGTAAAAACAATGCAGCTTTAGAAGTTAGATTTAGAGATATATATCCTATATCATTATCTGGTTTAGACTATAATCAACAAGAAACTGATATACAATATTTAACTGCTAGTGTGACCTTTGCATATAAGATATACGAATTTGCAGCTGTGTCAGGTGGCAGAACCATAGAAACTACATCATAAAGCTTGATTTTTTGAGTAGTTGTGATATAATATCCATAGGATAAAATATCCATAAATATAAAAGGTGAATAGATAATGACGTTAGACGAAATACAAACAATGGCAGATAAAGACTTGAAGATCAATGATGTTGAACTTGATTTAGAATCTTTAAAGACGCCACAATTACACAACAAATATTCAAAGTACCATTCAAAATATAAAAATCTTTTAAAGGTTGCTGAACAAGATTTAGCAAGAATTGTAAGAGAGAAGTGGGAATACTACACAGGTAAAGCAGACCCTAGTGTATACCAAGAAAAACCTTTTAATCTAAAAGTATTAAGACAAGACGTTGACAAATACGTTAAGTCAGATAGTGATGTTAATAAACTAGAACAAAAGGTAACATATATAGAAACAACGGTAGATTATTTAGAGAAGACTCTAAAAATTATATCAAATAGAACATTTACTATTAAGAATGCTATAGATTGGAAAAAGTTTACTTCAGGAGTTATTTAATGCAATTAAGAAATTCATACATGTTTTACAAGAGTGCTATCAAGCCAGATGTATGTAAGAAAATTATATCACATGGTTTATCAAAGATGGTTGTGGATGAAAGTCATGGTGTATCAAAAGTAGCTGCTACCTTTGATGGTAAAGAAAAAGGTGGCATAGATAGTCAAGGCAGGAAGATGTCTGATACTATGATAACAGGAGGCGCAAACAGAGAAACGCTTGCTAAAAAAGGCATTGACGTTGAAAGAGCCTATGTAAGAGATAGTGATATTTCATGGTTGAATGACAAATGGTTATACGATTTATTTCATCCATATATACATCACGCAAACGCACAAGCAGGTTGGAACTGGAAGTGGGATTTTTCTGAGTCATTTCAGTTTACAGTATATCACGGTAGAAAAGAAAATGGTGGTTTCTATGGTTGGCATGCTGATGGATCATCTGATTTTAGAAGTGCATATAAAGCAGCTGTAAAAGTAAAAGATGGTAAGGTACCACAATTTAAACCACCTAAAAGAGATGATAAAGGTTTTGTGATTATGAGACCTGATGGTAAACCTGAACCTGACATGAGAGGAGCTGATATACCTCTTAAAAGAGATAAGAAATCTTTAGCACCTGGATTTACTGATAATATACATATGTGGGATAAAGTAAGAAAAATAAGTATGACTGTTAATCTAACTAATCCTAATAATTATGCAGGTGGTAATCTAAAGTTTGATTTAGGCGCTCACGCAGGTAAGAAAAGATTTAAGGTATGTGAAGAAATAAGACCTCAAGGATCAGTTATCATATTCCCTAGTTTTACATATCATTGTGTCACACCTTGTACAAGAGGAACTAGATACTCATTAGTATTGTGGAGTTTAGGAAAACCATGGCAATAAAAGACACAGAAAAATTTTACAAAGATAATAAGTATTGTGTTATAAAAGAATTTATACCACCTATACTTGCAGATTATCTATACGGTTATGCTCTTATGAGAGCTAATAGAGCAAAGACTATGGTCAATAGTAAATGGCCTGGTTATAGAGCAGAGCTTGATGGCACATATAAAGATCAACAAGTGCCTAATACTTACTCATGTTATGCTGATCCAGCAATGGAAACATTATTACAATATGGTTTACAAGGCATGAGAAATATTACAGGTTTAAATCTTAAACCTACATATTCATATTGGCGTTTATACAAGAACGGTGATGATTTAAAAAGACACAAAGATAGACCAAGTTGTGAAGTGTCAACTACATTATGTTTAGGATATGACAATAATAATTTAAAAGGTAGAAAACAAGATTGGGAAAAATATGACTGGCCTATGTGGGTAGATAAGACAGGAGGCTTTGGTAATAGAGGTGTGCCTATTCATATGAAACCTGGTGATATGATAGTTTATAGAGGTTGTGAAATAGAACATTGGAGAGAACCTTTTTTAGGTGATAATCACGCTCAAGTATTCCTTCATTATAACAACGTAGATGGACCATATGGTGAAAACTGTGTCTATGATGGCAGACCTCATTTAGGATTACCTGCTGAATTTAAGATACCAGAAAAAATACAGGCAATGCAAAAGGCAGATAAAAACTTACATGAGCAGCGATTATCAAACAAAGAAAAAACATAAAGATTTCACGTTGGTACAAGATAATTTCTTGTCAAATAATGAGTGTGATGAGTTAGTAGAAAAATATAAAAATCTTACATCTGAATTTGATAATAATAAGTATGGTTATTCATCATACTTTACGAACAATATAACATTTTCAGATCAATTAAAAACATTAATAGATACATACACAAAAACATTTAAGGAAAGTGCTTTGACACCTTATCCTTGGGTATTAAAAGAACTTAGGTTTAAATGGTTTAAACCAGGCAACTGGTTCAAAGATTTTCATTGTGAGCATGGATATGATAATAACAAAAGAGTATTAAACTTTATGATATATCTATCAGATCATAATTGTGGTACAGAGTTTTATACAGGTGAAGTAATTAAATCTATAAAAGGTAGGGTTGCTATGTTCCCAGCCTACTTTACACATCTACATAGAGGACAACAATGTCCTGATAACCATGATAGATATATTATGGGTGGCTATTTTAATTATGAAGATAATCAAAGATAAAGATTTTTTAAAAGATAAACATAAGGACTTTATATCAGAGTTTATTCTAAAGGCTGATTTTCCTTATTTCATACAACCACATTCTACATTTGATGACGACTACACAATGATGGAACATATATGTTTACGAAGATATGATAAAGATTGGAATACAGGCAACGTAGATATGTATAAGGATATATTAAATACGTTTTGCAATAAACATGACATACGATATAAGGAAATATTAAGGTGCTCTGTAAATCTAACATTTAACGTGGGTATAAAAAAATCATTAGAACATACAGATCATAAAGAACCACACAAACAATTATTAATATATTGTAATGATGTAAAGGACAAAAGATCATACACAGTAATATTAGATGAAAATAGAAAACCTATAGATAAAATAAAACCTATACAATATAGTGCAGTAAGTTTTGGTGACAATCATCACTATCATTATTATCCAAGAATAGGTCATAGAGTTGTATTGGTATATACATTTAAATGATAATAGATAAAGATTTTTTAAGTAAGGAACAGATAGCGTATATTGAAAATCATATTTTTAGTAATGACTTTCCTTGGTTTATTGAGAACAGGAGTGTTGTCGGCAGAAAGAATAAACCTTTTCTAAAACATACGGTATTAAGAAGACCTGAGGAAAGAAAAGAAGGAGAATATTTTAGATCATATATGGGCAAATTCTGTTTAGGTATATTAGATAATTTTGCAAAAAATAATACTATGACTATAATAGATGTGCTTAGAATAAGTATCAATCTAACATATAACAATGGTTATGAAAAATGTAATGTACACCAAGACCATGAATATAATCATTCACAACTGCTTGTATATATAAATGAGTGTGATAAAAAATCATATACAGTAATTAAGAATGGTAAGAAGGAAATAAAAGTAAGACCAGAAAAGTACAAAGGTGTTTGTTTTGACAATCAACCTCACTATCTATATTTTCCTAAAAAAGGCCTTAGAGCTGTTATGGTATTTACATTTAAAGTATGATTAAAGTAAAAAAATTAAATACGGTCTATTTACAGATAGAGGCAGAAGCAGATGTTAGACGTGAATTAACAGATTATTTTTCTTTTGAGGTACCTGGTTATAAGTTTACACCACAATTTAGAAACAGAGTTTGGGATGGTAAGATACGATTATATTCATATGCCACAGGTCAATTATATGTTGGATTGTATCCCTATCTAAAAGACTGGTGTAATAAGAAAAACATAGAAATAGAAGAAAACAACGAGATTCATACAATTCAATCGCACACAGCCGCCGATATAGACGAATTAGTCAAGTCTTATGAACTCTCTATCACACCGAGAGATTATCAAATTGACGCATTTAAATATGCCTTAGATTACGAGAGAGGATTAATATTATCGCCTACTGCGTCTGGTAAATCACTTATCGCATATCTATTAGTAAGACACTATCTAAACGTGATAGATAACAACATACTCATAATAGTACCAACAACATCATTAGTAGAACAACTATACAAAGACTTTAAAGACTATGGATTTGATGTAGAGAATAATGTAAGTAGAAACTACCATGGTTACGAAATAGAAGAAGGCAAACGAATAGTTATCTCTACTTGGCAATCTCTATATAAACTCCCAAAAACTTTTTTCGCTGACTTCGGCGCTGTTATAGGTGATGAAGCCCATTTATTTAAAGCTGTATCTTTGACGAAAATAATGACGAAACTGACCGATTGTAAATATCGTATTGGTATGACTGGTACCTTAGATGGTACTAAGACCCATAAGTTAGTATTAGAAGGTCTATTTGGTAGAGTAAACAAAGTTGTATCTACTAGAGAACTAATAGATAAAAAACAACTTGCAGATTTAAAAATAATATGCCTAGTATTAAAACATACAGAGGCAGAAGCAAAAGCGATTTACAAAGAAAAGTATCATAAAGAGTTAGAATATCTAGCTCAGAGTGAGAAAAGAAATAAGTATATAAGAAATCTAGCAACAGCCTTGAATGGTAATACTTTAATACTATTTCAACTTGTAGAAAAACATGGTAAGGAGTTATATGAACTTATACGAAACAAAGCAGGAGACCGAGAAGTCTTCTTTGTCTATGGAGGAGTTGACACCCAACAAAGAGAACAAGTTAGAGCAATCACAGAAAAAAGCGATGACGCTATTATCGTGGCTTCCTATGGGACTTTCTCTACGGGCATTAACATACGGAACTTGCATAACATTATTTTTGCTAGTCCTTCTAAATCTAGGATAAGAAATCTACAATCAATAGGTAGAGGTTTAAGGATAGGTGATAGTAAAGATACAGCGACATTATACGACATATCAGATGACCTGACATATAAAGAAAAGAAGAACTTTACGCTGACCCACTTTCAGGAAAGAATAAATATTTACAACGAGGAGGGTTTCACTTATGAGATCCATAGTGTGGAACTAAAGTAATATGGTTAAAATAATTCGACTAATATCTGGCGAAGAAATCTGTTGTGTAATTCCTAAAGAACAAATTAAAGATAATAAAACGCTTATAAGATTATCTGAGCCAATGTTAATTAAATACGTGCCTAAAATAACCGAGATGGGGATATCAGATTATATCGCATTGGTTAAATGGGTAGGGTTTACTAATGATAAAATTATAACAATACCAAAAGATAAGATTATGACTATCGCAAATGCCACAGAGCCTTTTACTAGAAGATATCATCATTTAGTAGATACGATAAACAAACAAAATCAAAAACTTCCTGCCTTTATAGAAAGAGATATGTCAGATGAAGACTATGATAATTATGATAATAAAACTCAAAAAGAGAACCTTGATGATTTAAAAGAATACTTTGATATGCCTAGCAAAAAGATACACTAGCTAAGGTCCCTGGTGACCAACCCACATAGGGTATTATATCAGAAAAACCTAACCTGTCAAGCAACCGTGAAATGAATTTACATATACCATTAAAGAACGTACCTATAATATCAATAAAAGACTTTCATAAGTTTACAAAATATCAAAAAGATAAGATAATAAAAAATTTATTAGGTATAAAAGACCTTTGGGATAACCAACCTAATTCAAATAAATCAACTACTAATTTTGAGATATTATATAATAAAGATGACAAAAAGTATAATAATCTTATTAATGACCTATATGATAAATTTTATAGAGTAGCACAACAGTTATTTAATTTTACAGTATCAAAGAAAAGTAAAAGAATATGTTGGGCATGTATTACTAATAAAGAATACTATAACTTTGTGCCACATAATCATATAAAATCATCTACTATTAATGCTGTATATTACTTAAATATACCTAGAATAAACAAGAAATTATCAGGTCCTGTAAAGTTTAAAGTAGATAATAAATGGATATACTATCAACCAGATAATAACGAGTTAATATTATTCCCAAATTATCTCATACATGACGCAACTAAACACAACTCAAAAGAATGGAGAGTAAGTATAAACATGGAAATACTATGTAGAGAAGATAAGGATTATATTGTGCATGTCCTTGACAAAAACAACAAAATGTAGTATTATATAATTATGACTAGAACAAAGAAAAAATCAGTACATTATGTAAGCAATAAAGAGTTTTTACAGGCAATGATTGAATACAAGGATCGTTGTGAAAAGGCAGATAAAAGAAAAAGAAAAAGACCTCCTGTGACTAACTACATTGGTGAATGTTTTTTAAAGATAGCAAATCATTTATCATACAGACCTAACTTTATAAATTATACATTTAGAGATGATATGATAAGTGATGGCATAGAAAACTGCTTACAATATTTAAATAATTTTAACCCACAAAAATCAAATAATCCTTTTGCTTATTTTACGCAGATAATATATTATGCGTTTATAAGAAGAATACAAAAAGAAAAGAAACAAGCAAACATCAAATATAAGATGATTGAAGAAGCAGGTATTGACGAGTTTGATACACTACCTGGAGATAATAATAGTGAATACAAGAATCAATTTTTAGAATTTTTAAGAAAGAATAGACCAACAACCGAAGAACCAAAAAAGAGTGAAATAAAAGTTAAGAAAAGAAAAAGAAGAAATTATACAAGCGTTTTAGATACATAATGATTAAGAACATAGTTATAGTGGGTGGTGGTACTGCAGGTTGGTCCACAGCACATCATTTTATAAACAAGACAAGTGAACGAGTTAAGATTACCGTTGTTGCAACGCCAGAGATACCTATTATAGGTGTTGGTGAAAGTACAACAGGTCGTTTTAATGACTTGATAAGAACAACGCCTAACATTACAGGTGTTAATGAAAAAGAGTTTTTAAAAGAAACTGAATCTACCTATAAAATAGGAATAAGACATACCGATTGGCACACTAAGGGTAAATCCTTCTGGTCTCCCATAGGGGATAGT